CAGAAGTAACCCCAGTAATAATTGTGGCTTCTCCCGAATTAAAGGACAGGCCTGTGGAATCAGCTGCAATGCCGGCAGTGTACTGTGTTGCATCAATCGTATTTCCAGCATATGTGTTTTCAAGTTTCAAAAATTGAAGGTTCTGTTGTCTTATCGAGCCGGGGACAACCATCGCTCCTTCTTTCAGAAGGAAATTTCCCATCTGTTCAATCTGATTTTTCAAAATACTTTGAGACTGTGTAAGCTCACGAGCCTGAACAGCAAAGCCTGGTCTTGCAAGAATCTGCTGAAAATTGTTCGCAGCGTCGAAATCATCGTAATATGGAGTGACGTTGAGTTTTGTTTTAAATGGCATATTAGAATTCCACTATAAGTTTGATATCCTCTGTCTGATCAGAGGAACGACTAATTGGTTTACGATTTTCAATATAGATAATATTCCCACTATCAGGTTGCAATTCTGGATTTGCATATCCATCTGTAAACGTCAAACTGTTACCACCAGCCAGTGTAACAGCACTATCTGCTGTTGAATCTGGTGTTCCAGTTGCGCCAGAGGTTGCACCTGTCACTTGGTTTGCACCACTAAATGCCACATAACCACCTGTAGTTCCATTTGTACCATAGTCACCAAATCTCTCTTGCTGGTAGTACAAAATATTTAGAGAAGAATCCCACTCAACTACTTTACCAATTGCCCCCGTTGAGGCCTGCGTAATTCTTTCATCTGCATCGAATGTTCCCGACAGAGAGGTGAGTTTAAGAGCATATGTCTGTCTTGCCGTTGAACCAGTTGCTACATTAGTGGAACCGTAATTATATGGATCGACAACCAGACCAACTCTACGAAAATCATTTTCGGTTGTAATGTCATCGTTCTCTGCCTGAGCCATTGTTGCGTTCATCATTACATAGTGACCGCCCAGCTCTTCTACTGCATTGGACCCATGACCCCCCTTGGGAGAAATTACTACCTCAATATTACCACCAGAACCACCCATCGCAGAGAGCGTTGTAAGGGAAGAATCTGAATATGTGTAACCACTTGCGAGGTTAACGGTTCCGTATGTGTATCCCGTTCCAGCGGCATGCACTGTTGTATCTGTACCAGCCGTCAACCCAAACGACTGAATAGCACCACTAGTTACTGTGATACGAACAATCGCACCTGATGACCCACCAGCACTAGTACCATCTCCGTAGACAGCAGCGTAGTAAGTTCCATCCGTATATCCAGAACCGGCTGTCACCACCAGTGAGTCAATCGCACCGTCTGAAGCAGCTGCACTAATTGTAGCATCCGTACTAACAGGCATAAAGTCTGTTGTCAAGTATTTTTCAACCTCTGAACTCGTAAGAGAGTACATATACTGTAGAACATATCCACCAAGTTCAAAAGGCGCAGTCGATTCGGATGTTGGGGCTGCACCACTATACGCTGTTCCACTATTGTTGTCAAGCACTTTATAAACACGGTAGTCTGTAGTCATAAAATAAAACTTTGAATCATAAAGTGAGGTAGCACCAGAGGTAGCTGGATTTGATGAGTTTACCATGTGGTGATAGGCGTCAAAGGTTGTTCCGTTTGCCCAGTTACGCCGAGGAATTGCATAACTGACATATGAGGAAGAAATCTTTTTAGCAGCTAACATATCATCCCAAACATAAAACTCTTGACCAACTGAGTCAGAAGGTGTGGGGGGTGATCCATCAGAACCACCAGAGGTTCCTGTAGTGAATGGCGTAGCCTTACCTATGAATAGGTAATACGCATTAGAGGCAGTTTCACTAAACGACTCAAAGAATTGAGTGGCGTTGTGTTGCCTAAATTTTTCTGTTATAATTGCGGTCATATTTTTTTCCTCGTTCTATTTATGCACCAGCACCATGAATAGTTTTAAGAGTCGTGCCTCCAGAGTTTTTAATTAGTAGTGTTGATAGACTTTTTAACTGAGCAGAACCAATAGCATCATCTGCCATATTTGCTTCGGCGACTGTATCAGCCGCAATCATCGTTCCAGTTACGCTATTTGAGTCACCAGTGGTTACCACCGTCCCTGTCGCATCGGGAAATGTGATAGTACGATCTCCAGTGGGGTCTGTAACTGTCAATGTTGTTTCATTTCCATCAGCGGTTGCCCCTTCTAAAACGATGGAACTTCCAGTAGAGACAATATTTCCTACTGTAATATCACCCGCTGCGAGTGTTCCTGTAGTGGTTAAGTTTTCATTTCCAAAGGATATAGCCCCAGAACTATCTGTAATAGACCCGGCTGCGACGGCCATAGTTCCAGCATTTATTGTCGTACCGTTGACGGTAGTGGTGGCCAGGGTTGTGATTGTGGCAGCGGTAATCGTGCCCCCAATCGTCCCTGTGATGATTGGAGAAGAAAGAGTCACTACAGAAGCAGTGGCACTAATACCACTAGTTAGTGATGACCCATCGCCTAATAAGGTATACAGTTCAACAAAGTTATCGTTAACCTTGTCTGCACCGATTCGCAGCGTATCCCCTGTTCCGTCATCGGCAGCTGCTCCTAGTCCAATTGCTTGATATGCCATTTACTAATCCTATCTCTGTTGTTCTATTTATAATACTTTGACTAAACACCTACCAAAACATCGAAAGTTTGTAGCGTAGTATCAAAAGTTGTTCTCGCAGTATTATCAAATGTCTCTGCCTGAGCTCCTGGCGGTAAAAACGGCGGCGCTGATCCAAGCACACTAGAATATGTACCAAGTTCATGTTTTAGTTTAGTGCCGTCTTGGTTAAGAATGAAACCACTTTGTTGGAATGGGTCGTATAAAAATTCTTCCGATTGAATTCTAGAACCCTCATCCGTTCCACTCGTATCTGTTTGGTCAAACACAATGTTATCCCCAGCATTTGCCGAGGCCCCATTGGTTCCATTTAACGTAAAGAAGAAAGGATCATATTCATCTTGAAGCATCAAGCGACCGTATCCTCTGACACTTATCTCTGTTGGAGTTGCAATGTCTGGGAAATATGAACTATTGTAAAAATTATCTTCTGGAATTGTACCAACATCTATAGAATCTTCTAAACCAATTCGCACAGAGTCTATTCTCAATTTACCACCGGCAGCTGGCCCTGTGCCTTTCTCTAACAAGAAGCTAGTTCCAGCAGCCTCTGTCTCACCAAGAAGTTTATCTCCATCTGTCTCTTCTAGGATAAGGCCTTGCTCTGAATCAGTTCCAGCCTCTAGTGTCAAGAACAGAACTTGATTCTCTACGGAGAGATACCCTTCATCGAGACTCTGTTCTAAAAGGAAACCAATCTCTCTAGTATCGTCTTCACTATTATAATTCGTTGCGCCGTCTTCTTCTCGAATAAACTCATCTTGTTCTGTTAACAATCTTGATCCAGCATCTATCTGCCTAATATGTGTAGCATCAGAAGAATCTAATAACAAGAAGTTTCCAAATCCTAAATCAGCTGTCTCGGCTAATAAGGTATCGCTCCTCAAGAAGTCAGTTACGGGATTTGAAGCCAGATCAATATCTTCTGTTTTTAAAATACCGCCAACAATATCTTCTGCGAGAAGGTTATCTCCATCTTCCTGCACCAGATCATCATTAACAAACTTTGTGTAGTCTTTGAATGATATACCAGCACCAAGGTTTACGTTAACCGCATCTTCTAATTGTATACCCTCACCCACATAAAGAATTTCTTCGTCCTTATAAGGCGCATGGCCATCCAATACGAGTTTATCCACGTTGACAGTTGGGCCACGTTTTCTTAACGCATCTTCTAACTGTATCTCCCCTATCCCAACCGCATCACTAAACGGTGAAGCCAGATTTGGTAAACCGTAATCAGTGACAGGCCTTGGTTGTGGAAGGGAAATCTTAGATTTCAGTATCCGTATAAAGTTGTTTGATCGATCTGAGGAATGAGCAGCTGCTGACCTCTCACTCATCAATACGCCGCCCCCTTGAATACCAGACTCCAGAAGTATAGGCGAGCCAGAAGAATTTTCTAGTGCAAAACTATCCCCTACATTTTGCAAACCACCGTCAACCAAATACGCTGTAGTGAGCAAATCAGAACCAGCATTGTCTCCATCTTCTAGAACAAGATTTGGCCGCCGACCTGTAGCAAAATTTTCATCTGTGCCATCTAGAACAAGACTTTCTGAGTTGATGATTTCACTAGCAGTATCAGACAATAAAGACCCATCTTCGTTTTCTAGAAGTATTTCGAACCCTGCCCCAGCCTGATCCAACTGGAAACCATCTAACAACAGTTTACCATCTACACCATCAGTAATAAGATTGTCATTGTCAACATGTTCTATTGCATATCCGCCATCTTCGAACTGCACATTGTCACCAATGTCAGAATTGTTCGCAGCCGTTCTATCTAGAACAAGGAAGTCTCCATCCTCGGTCAACATGGTTCTGGATGCATCAAAATCAAATTCCAACATAATGTTATCGCCAGCATCAGCCGGTTCTTCAGTCGATAACACCCCATCAGTGTTCAGGCCGGACTCAAGTTCGAACCCGTAATTGGTGCCATCCAAAATTAGATTACCGTCAACCTGACCTGTTTCTTGAACAATCTGTTCTTCGTATAGACCTTCAACATATGTTTCTGGTATGCCCAATTTTCGACTAAAACTTAATTCAAACAATTCACCTAAGAATGAAGCCAGAATTGGTGAATATGTGACTGTGGCAGGATCAACTCGCCCAGCACCAGCTGTTGGTATTGTTGCACTCATGAGAGAAGCAATGGTCACTTTACCAAATGGTTGAAATCCTGCTGGATGAACGGCTCTCTTCAACTCATCGATATACGTTGATACCGACTGACCAATTTTGATTTCATAAGAAAAGTCCTGATAATAGTAAGAGTCTTGAATACGAATAACATCTTCATCGATGAGACTGTCAACATTCGAATAAGTGCCTACCGTCTTTCCTAAGAAACCAACATTCAAATCAATATCAGCTGTTTTACCAGAAGCGATAGTAGCAGAAGCACTAGCAGTAGAAATTGTTTGTCCCTTAAACGAAATTCCATCCTCACCTACTAAATTGTCGTTAGCGTTCGCCCCCGTATCATCCGTTCCATTTAAAATAATATCGCCAGTTAAAAAGTCCTCTGGTTCACTTTTAATTAGATCGCCGTTTGATGTGTCTGTGCTGTCTCCACCACTTTCTAATCTAAGGAGACTACCAAACTCTTCACTAACAATATAATCCCCTTCATCGCCTCCACTAAGACCAGTACGATTCAATATTAGAAACACAGGTTCTACTTGCTGATCCGTAACGTGATCTCCATGTAGGAAGGCACCATCGCCGAGAGGAATGCCGGGAGCCTCATATGCACCCTCTCGTATAAGACCATCACCATCCTCAGTGATAAGTCTGTCTTCTTCATCACCATTATGGGATACTGTTTGAGATTCAAAGAAATCGTAGAACCCAAGATTATCAGACACACCCAACCCATCAGGGCCCTCTAGAACAATGCCGTCGCCCTCATCGTCACCTGTCGCCTCTGTTGCGTTTAGAACAAGTCTTTCTGCCTCAATAAATCTCTCTAGGGGATGAGGCACATTTTCTATTCTAGCAGGTTCGCCTTCCAGAAGGAATCTTTCATTTTCGTTTTGTCTGAAGTTTGTAGAGGACAAACCACGTTTCCCCCTCACACCGGCACTTCGAACATCAGCACTTACAATGTGAGAACTAAATCCATCCATAACCAGATAGTCATTATCTTCCATCAATATTGCATCACCATCAACATCTACTGTTGTCTCATTTGTGGATGGAATGAATACTTTTTGTGAAGCAATAGTTTTAGCGTTAGTTGAAGTAGCTCTCGCCTCATCAAGCCAACCACCTTCGGTGAACACCTGTTTGCGGCCGGAAGCTTCATTGAGCACCAAATAGTCCTTGCGTGTCTGAATATTAGAAACTAGTGGTTCGTCCTCATGAACAAGCAGACTTCCCTCGTCAACACTCGTCTGCAATAATTTATCACCAGCATCAACATTAGGAGTAGCAGTCCTATCTAAAAGAATCTCATCTCCAGCGTCAGTGCCACTACCATCTGTTCCCCCGTCTTCAATAAGGAAAGAGTCTCCTACAGCAGTTCCCTCTAGTCGGATGGTGTGAGCGCCGCCTTGATCGACAGTTGCGCCCAAGAATTTAATATTTGTTGCTCTATCAATAAATCGACCTCTACTGAGCTGAGCAATAAAGGTATCATTATCATCTCCCTGATCTTCCAGTTGCACAGCCTGACTGACTGTGGAATCACTAGCTGATTCTAGAGAAATCTGCTCCAATCCATTTTCAGTGGCATCTGTAATGAGAGCCCCCTGATCTTCTGCTACTAATCGTACATTTAATTCTTCAGCATCGTTTAGCTGAATTCGTTGAAAGACATCATTTTCTTGTTCCAGTTTAAAATCAAACTGAAGGCCGGGAGCATTCTGTTCCAATTCAGTCCGTACTACATCTTCAATGTTAACCGATAGAATCTGTTTTGCTGAATCATAAGCAGTTACCGTTCCTACATACTCACCTGTAAGAGCTTCACCAACGCCAAACAACCCAGTTACATCCTTGACAACAAAATTAGTTGGAACTGTAACCGCCGGTGCTGTAGCATATCTAAATCCAGCGTCAATAATTTTTACACTTTTAATCTGACCAATATCTTCAGAAACAGCTAAGAGAGAAGCTCCAGTTCCGTAAGTACTAGTGACAGAGACAGTTGGTAGAGAGACATACCCAGCACCAGCTTCTTTCAAACTAACTCTAGCAATTGCCGTTGCTTCGCTTGTAGTAAAAGAACCCGCCTCTAAAACAATTCGTTCATTTGTATTAAAAAACAAATCACCAGTTTCTATATCAACTTCTTCTAGAATACGATCATTTTCATTTGTGCTGCTACTATCTGTTCCCTCTAGTAAGATACCGCCGCCGGCATCAACAGGAGCTCCATTAGCTGTACTAGATGCGTCCATAACAAATTCATTATTGATTATACCACGCACTGTACCAGATTCTTGATTTAGATAATCACCACTGTCATCTTCTAAAAGAAATGAACCACCAACACTGGCAACAATGGCTTCAGCTGGGGTTGTAGATAAATCTGTTGTTGTAAAAGAAACAACATCGCCAACTTTATAACCAGAACCACCATCATCAACTATAACATCAGTAACCTCGCCTGGGGTTACCTGATCCACACGAGCAACCGCTGCTCCGTTTCCTGCTCCTGATTCGAGAGTAAGAAGATCATTCTCAGAATACAGTGATCCCCCTTCACTAACTGAACCACCAGTTATCACTTGTTGAAGGGTAAAAGTCATTTCACGGAAAAGACCGTCTGACTGTTCGTTGACAGAACCAGCAGCAAGCACCTCACCATTAATAAAAGTACCATCAATGTCTGTAACTGAAAATTCAGTTATCGCATCTGTACCTTGACTGAAGGACTCTGCATTGTTAACAAACGCTGTGGCCCCAGAAGTCTTGCCGGTCAGGATTTGGCCAATTACTTCTGAACCTTTAGACCCATTTGTTGCAACTGTTCTAAAGAAGTCCCTTTCGCTCCAGTTTCCATCTGACAACCGTAGCATGTATTTGGTGGGATAGAATACCTCTGCCTCCTCATCAAACATAAGACGCATAAACAACTTATGGCCTTCGGAAGTTCCCTTCGCTGAATATAAGTCACGAATATTTTTTATCAGATCACGTTTAGATGTGCCGGAAGCCAGCGTGAATGGAATTGCTGCCATGAGCTGTTCATGCATCTGATCAAGAAAAGTGGAAGCAGTGTTATCTGCATCTGCATAATCTAGAAGTTGCTGCATATTCTGTACAGGATTAGCCTTATAGGATTTTACTGTACCTGTGGCATTAGAGGTTCCGCCAGTTATAGTCTCACCAACCAAAAATCTTTGGTTCGATGTAATGATGAGTTTCTTTGCAGCTTTCTCAATATCGTCAATAAGGACTGTAGCAGTGGCCTTGGATGTGCTACCAGTTATGGTTTCTCCTTTTATAAAAGCAGCAGTAGACCCTGCTCCAACTTCTGCCATAAGTTTAGCTGAGTCACCGTCCTCTAAATCCAACAAGACATTTTGAGTGACAGTGCTTTCTAGGATGATGTTGTCGATATCACCCTCAACTTCTAACAGAGCAGATTCCAGAAACTTATAATACTCTTCCAGAAACTTAACAAACTTAGGATGCTCAGCCTGAACGAAGTCAGGAACCTGACCATCTATCAGAGGAGATATTTTTGTAGTTAACGCAGCATCAAAAGGTGCCATGGTTTAGTATCCTGTACTTGGTGACGTATAACTGCTTGAGGTTGTGTATGTACCACCAGCGCCAGGTTGACTAACAGCTATAGTATCAACTTCTCCAGAAATTTTAGAATTATTAAAATCTATTTCCAATATCTGATTTCTCACCGGCACAATATCCTTGGAGTTTGGGACAACTGTGAAACGAATACTGGTTGATGCAACACCATCAACATTTTCAATACTAGTAATTGTAATACCATTGAGCACAATTGCGCCGGTCGCATAATCTATTGTACCAGCCGTTTGATCGGTGTAATTTCTTGTGATACCAATAAGGTAATACCTTCGGACATTCCCTTGACCGTCTTCGTCAAAATACTGAACATTCGTTGCATCACCACTAACCTTAAATCCTGTAGAGGTGAGAATACCACCAGCAGAGGCGTTATGGCCGGAATGTGGATTGTACAGTGCGTTATTAAAATAAATGTTAAAGGAAGATGATGTGTTTAAAGTTGGAGTAATACTTTTAGCAAGATTGAGATTTGTGATATTGCTCAAAATTGCTGCGTCCGTATTATCGATAAGAGCCGTTATCGATGAATGCCTAAACACCAGATTAAAGGATTTCAGATTTGTGGTATTGTAATCGGTTAGGGTTGTCCTCACATTGGAAACAAGAGTGTCACGTTCCTTTGTTGTTTTGCTAGAGTCATATTTGAAATTGACATCCAAAAACAATTTGATCACATCTGGATCAACAATAACAGGAGTTATTGAAGCGACATTATATATCTGAAAATCCTTAATCAACTGATCTTTCTGAGCAGACGTTAGATTATTACCTGTGGTAGATTTGATAGAGATAAACACACGGCCGTATGAAGCTGTGCTTGTTACGCCCAGCGTAGGATCAAAGGAACCGCTCTCTCCACCGAACACTTGAACCGCCTGTGTTTGGGGAAACAGTTTCTTCGCAAAAAGTTTGTAATCCTCAGCGGTGACACATCGGCCTTGAGATGCGTAGTCAAGAGGAGCATTCAACTTGATTGATTGAAGAGTCTCAGCCTCTGTGCCGCCCTTCGCAGACTCCGTTGTAGTAACAGTGATATCTGTCACTCCATCAATCGCAGACGCATTAGTAAATGTGGTTGCTCCATTTGCCAAATCTTTATTTGTTACAACATATTTGAGGAACACGATGTTACCATCAGTAACACCTTTACTCACAACACCATCACCAAAATAAACTTCGAACTTTCCTGCCTCTACCTCTTGCAAAAAATATACTTCGCTTGAGCCAGTCAGTTGAGTTATGTCTGTCGCTTTGGTGTATGTTGTCGTTGTGGAATCAGTTGCGGAGTTTTGAACCTCAACAAGCAAAGTTGTTGTATCCGCTCTATCTGAGGGGATGAGAAATCTCTGGTTTACATCAGCTGAGTTTACGGTATATCTTGAGGTCGTATAAGTGCCCTCATAAATTTTAACACCAGACATCGGGACATTTGTACCGTTGGTTGTTGCTGTATATTCCGCAACTGTAACAAACTCATAGTTCTCGTTATTAACCTTGGTTGTAAATTTCGTGCCTTCAGGCATAACGACTGAGAGTTTTGTCCTGTCATTAAAAGTCAAGTTAACTTGTGCCTGAGATGCCCTGCAAGAGTCTACCTCGTAACCTAACATCTTAGCATGAGAGACAATACTGGATCGCAAAGCTGCGGAGTCCAGAAACATCTCGTTGGCCACCATGTTAGCATTGTACGCAAGATAGTGTGTGTTATAGGCCAGAGTGTCGAGAAGGATACTCATGCCCGATCCCTCAAAGTCATAATCCTTGAACTCGGTTTGAGCTCTAAGGAACGTCTTTAGGTTCTCCTTAATCCCATCGAAGTCAAGTTCTGTTACTTGAAGTTTTTGACTGTTTGCCATTATCGTAATCTCTCTAAGAATACCGTTAGGTCTACCAATTCAGTTGGTACGTTTACCACATAAAATTCAATGGTGATATTGTAAGCATTACGATCTAGGTCAGGACTGGCTCGCACACCCATCAGTCTGGCCCTTGGTTCAAAATTTTCGATGACATCCTCCACCTTCTTCGCAAGGATGGTGGCTGTCAGCGGGGTCATCGGTTCAAACAACATGTCCCGAATACCAGAGTATATCTCTGGCCGAAACGGTTTCTCATACTGATTCATCAATACCAAATTACGAACCGATCTTTTAACCGCCTGAATATCTGTTAGCACATTGATATCTTTAGATCGATTGTTCGTAGCAAAGAACAGATCAAGATCAGTATACTTTCGAACGCTTCTTTTGTTGTTCGTGCCCTCAGCATCTATCTGACCAGCTGGGTTACGCCAAGCGCCTGTTTGATCTGTATTCGGCATGTTGCAGTTACTCCTTACAAAGTATTTATACTAGCCATCAGCAGAATACTTCATTTGATATGGCGAAGATTTCTTCCATACTTCTTTTGCCTCCACACGAATAAATCGTTCTCTCGTTGCACTCTTGTCAGGATTAGGAATAGTGACCATGACCCTCTTACCCTGATCGAAAGCTTCCTGTTTTCGCCGCAACTTAGTCAGGGGGGATACGTCCCTCTTCATTGCCTTGAGTACCCAGCGTCCGACATTTTGTCTCTCACCCTTACTCGTTTGGGCTGCTCGTTGTTTTTTCCTTTTTGCCATAATATATCTCCTATAAGGCTATTTAATCTTTTAGCTAAAACTTCCAAAGTTTGGAATTTCTGGTTCTGATCTGGCCTGAGCTGCTACATCATCCAACTCTGCATTAATCATTTCTGCTTTTGTTCCGAATTGTTTCGCTGCCGTCTCTAGAGATGACTTTAATGATTCTAATTCCGTAGACAGCGTGTCTCTAGAAAATGCGTCACCATATATCGCACCGTCTTCATCAACACTCGTATCATCACTGAAGGATTGCGCCTCCTCTTCCAATGCAGCTGCGGTGGCCTGTAAACTGTTCTTTGCTTTTTCTAATGCTTCGGTTGCACCGCTTGGAAGCTCTAGATTAGGTAAAGCACCACACACATCGCCTCCAGCTGTGACAGCAGATATAGCGGAATTAATCGCACCCTCAATATCTGGTAACGCTGACCCAAATTGTGTTGTGAGTTGCCCTAACTTGTTTATATAGTCGATGCTACCTGTAGGAATACTTGCTAAAGCAGCAACTTCTGCCTGAAAATTTACAGCAGGCAAAGTTGGTAGAGAAGGAACCATGGCCCTCAAGTCTGTCTCTAACTGTGTCAGGGACGTATTAAGTGTAGACGCCAACGCTGAGGCATCCACATCTAATCCACTAACGATTTCAGATTTGATTGTATCGAATTGACTCATCAGTTTGTTAAAGTCGGGATTTGCCCCGCAAAGATTGGGTGCTGCAAAATCTACCACCGTAGTCTCCTATGTATTGTTTACAGTCGTTGAAGTAACATCGACTGTGCTTGATCTAGTGGGTGAATCAACTTGAGTATGGTTGACACCAGCTGCATTATAGAAGTATGTATCTTTACCAATGTGTCTGTAATAGTCAGCATCATAACGAATATGTGCATCACCATTATAATCAATTGTGTGTACACCTTGAATACTGTGAGTATGAGTTCCACCAGTTGTTCTTGTGACATTTGATACAACAATCTCACTTAGTGTACTTTCAGATTTTATTGTCATTGCAGCTGCGGATTTCATGTTCAGTGTGGAACCTGATTTGATTGACACAATACCCGATACAGTGCTGAGGGCCATATTGTTCTTTGCACTCATCTTCGCATCTGAAAGTGTGGTAACGGAATAGTTACCCACGATAGACCCATCAAAGTATCCGTTGATCGTCCGGCTCTCGTTCTTCTCTATCAGAGTATCAACATCTTCGCCCACATAACCCTTCACATTGTTCTTGATGTTGTATGCATGGTTGCCTCGTATCTCCTCTTCACGGTTTCCACCACTCTTGCCAACGCCAACCTTGATCTGCTGGTTCTTGTGAATCCGTTGAATATGATTTCCTTCGATCTCTTGTATGTAGTCACCTTTGACCAACTCTCGCTTGGTTCCCTCTATCGTGAGGTTCACATCTCCCGTGATCAGGACATTGGAACTGCCTGCAATGATCTCATAGTTGTCGCCAACCACCTTGACCATTTTGGAGCCGTCAGGATGTATCTCTTCAAAGGTTCCAGACCTGTGTTCACGATGCAGCCTCTCTCCGCCGGGTGTGTCATCGATCTCCATGAGATGACCAGACTCCGACTCAAACGTATGGTTATAAGGATATTTGCCTGATGTATAGGGACTTGCGTCCTTCTTGAGGCCTCTAGGATGCGGTTCGTCCCATGTGGGGGGAGTGTCATCAACCTTGAGATCATCAGACACAGACTTCAGATTTGGTTTTGCCGCCGTTATGACCTTGGTGCGTCGAAGCTTCCTACGCCGAATTACCGCACCGTGGTCTTCTGCAACAACCCCCCTACCAAGTCGACTCGTGTCTGACTCGCCCCTAGTGTGCCCAGAGAATCGACCAAAACGGCCCTTCTCTTCGTCTTGAGTGTCTACAAGACCACCCAAAGGATATGGTCCGTACTCACCATACTCACTAGGATTCAAACCACCCACAGAATAGGCCTTGACACCACGATCATCAACTTGTGTTGACTCCTTGTGTCGAGGATCATTGAACCCCTTGGTGTGGTCAGCGGGATTTTTGGGAACACCCGGCAATGTTCCTATGATTGTCGGTTGTTGTTTCTCTTTGGAGTCACGAAAGAACCCCACAACCCAAGTCCCTTCCACCAGAAACGAGGGGCTGTTGCCCATACCATGCATGGCCGGGTCTGTGGTGGGATGCATAACGTGAGCCCACGGAAGATCGCTCGTGGGCAGTGCGGTCAGATTGGGCGTATGAAAGCCCAAACACCGAACCCGAACTCTTCCTAGCTGATCTGGATCATTTCTATCTTCAACTACGCCGACAAACCAAACGAATCCGTCTAGACCCATGTGCATTACACAACTCCAATCCTTATGTTTCTATTTATAAGGATTAGTGCAAGTCAGGATCACGGCCCATTCGTTTCGCCTCTTCAGGCACAAAGTCGAAAGTCTCATACTCGGCCTTGACCCCATTTTCGGCGTACATTTGTACAATCGTCATCGCCTCTTCTGGGCCATAGACGTTATCAACCAGAATTTCTTTCGTAATAATACGGTATCGTTTCATGGTAGAGTTTATTTAGTAAGTGTGAGGTTCCCAGCCACGATGACTCTCTCGAAATCAGTATGTTGTGGTTCAACACTGTGGTATAACCAGCCTGGAAACAGTATCAAGTCGCCAGGGTCAGGTTTGAACCGAAACCCGTTGGGACTGTCGTCAAACCGTAGAGGGCTGCAACTATCGGATACCTCAGCATAGTAGACCCATGACCACGGATGTGGCCAGTGATCGTGACTCTTGGTGAAGTCTCCTTTTCGTGAGATCGAACCCCAACAGTCAAACGGTTGCAGTCCCACAGTGTAGGGAGAATTGTCTCTAGCAAGTTCCACCGCAAGATCAGCAATCTTTGCAAACTCCAAATCCTGTTTGTGCATGAACCATTGCGTCATCTGGGCCTTGACATTGGTGCGCCTCATCTGTTCATCACCGGCCTTCAGAATGGTTTCCTTCACATCGAAGTGACCGATATTGGTGACACACACAGGGTGCCGTGTCGAGAACTCCACACAATCTGGATGATTGCGTAGTTCCTTGTTTGTGGTTCCCCATCGTGGCCGTGTCATGTCGCCACGATCAGGACTTAGACTTGTCGCTAGATTTTTCAGACTCATAGTAACCTTTCTCCTCTGGATACCAGTACCAGCCAGTGGCAATGTACTTCGATCTGTCATGCACAGGGTTTCCACGATGCTGAAACATCCATGCTGCTGGCCACACAACACCAAGGCCCTTTTTCGGGGTCACTCTTATGCTGTCGTATAGAAACTCCGTCTCGCCCTGTCCTTCGGGTATGTCGTTGAGGTATATCGTCCACACCAGCGCTCGAGCACAGTTCTCCCAATGCGACACCTCACTATGAAAGTTGTGAAACCCGCCACCGAAAGGATCAGTGCGCTGTATCTTGTTCTCCGGCATACGCAATCTCTTTTTGCCACGATTGACATAGGGAAACCTCTCCGTATAGGCTTCCAACATGCTCCTCTTTGCGTTCTGTAGGGGTATCCACAGAGAACTGTTCTCGGGCAACCACTTCTGTTCATCCCTGCGACTGTCTCTAGAAGCCGTCACAGTTCGAGCCGCATCATCACATCGATGCCACTCCACCAGAGAGTCGCACACCATGTCCGACAGTACGTTGTCAAAACTCATCACAAAGGTTTTTGAGTTCATAGGTCTGCCCGTCTATA